TTCGTAGTCTCCGCCGCCGCCCACGCCGCCGCCGCCGCCGCCGCCTCCGCCTCCGCCGCCGCCCTCGCCGCCCACGCCGCCGCCCACCCCGCCGCCCTTGCCGGCCACGCCGAGCCCGCCGCCGCCTCCGCCGCCGCCGCCTCCGCCGCCGGGGCTTTTGACTTGTCCCCGGTAATCAGAAAGTCCCGAACAATGCCTGGGGGTGTCCAGAGATCCATAACATCGACTGCAAACTGTCGAGCAGATGATTGCAATAAATCCGTAGCGTCTATGGTGGCGATGATTTTGCGCTGTTTCGCAACAACCTTATTGGTGTGTTTTTCTTCAATGCCAATCAATTCAACCTTATGCAAAATGTTGCCTGGGGCAAACTGTAGGGCATCAAAGGGGTGATCTGATGCATGGAGCCCCCGATAACAAATCTTTGGGGTTCCTGGAAACACCAACCACTCCCCAATTGGAGGAATAGGCGTTCCGTCACGGAGCCTGTCATTTGTAAAGTGATAATAAATTTTACTCATTTTCCTTCTCCAGTTTCCAACATCCAGTCGATCCAAGCAAGGCGAGCATGTTTGGCTTCTTTGGAAGTGAGATGAGTCTTGCGAACGGCAAGATTCCACTGTTCAAGAGAGCGATAGCCCACGAGCCGATCCATTATATAATTCCGTAAGCGCAGATGGGCGATATATGCTTTGCACACTCTCTGTTCATGCAAAACTGTGGCGAGCAGAGCGATGCAAATATATTTTTGGGAACCTGCGGCTATTCGGATCCTGGCCCCTTTCAACAACTCTCGTTCAAGTTTGTTCACGTTAACTGCTCCCTACAAAGATTATAAACTTCCGTGTCGTCGGCCACTCCTTCGTCACGGGCTTCAACTGCTTTTGCTACCCAACGTCCGTCATCCAACCTTATAACTTCTTTAGCTAAACGCCGCAAGGCAAGTGCACTTTTGGAAATACATCCGGTGGCTTCACAAGCAGCCGCTATTTCTAAGGCTTCTTTAAGTTCCATTTCAGAACTCCATTAGGTTTAAGTAACTTATCTGCATTACGGCTTGCAGTTCCTTTCGTCCCACCACGGCTATACATCCGGGCCTCACGTTGCTTACGTGAAGCATCATCTCGAAAAGTCATAAGGTTAGTACTCCCAGAACGACTGAAACAAAAAAAGAGCGAGTTGGGGCTTTAAAGCAAATTTGGATTTAAGGGTGAAACAGAGATAAAGATACTACGCCGTGGGCGGCGATAGCCCAGGTAATAGAAAAGCCCCCAATAGATATTTGTCCGCGTTTGGATATATCTTATTGCAATTATTTTACAGCAAATTTGTCATCCCGAATTAGAACGGGTATGAGACTACAAAAGTAATAACGTTAGGACTTATTGCACCAGATTGGTGCGTCCCTAATTGTTCGTATAGACGCAAAAAAGCCCCTACCTTTATGGGGTAGGGGCGACCAATAGCTTGTGGCTATTAGGTAAGGCTAGGTGTTAGCACCAGACGATATCGTCGTAAGATATCCAAACGCCGTTCACTACAAAGTGGCGCAATTTGCGGCAGCGCCAGAAGCCACGACGTTCCGGCCACACAATGTTTGAGTAGTTCATGCGACCACCTCAAACGCTTGTGCCGTGGTCTCAATGACGTCTTGAGCGACCTGAGGCATAGTGTCCAACACTTCGGCACCAGACTCACTGGCAACCGGATGCATGGGCACGCGAACAGCCGCAAGGCGTCGTTCCTCGGCCAATTTCTCTGCGTCGATGCGGGCTTGCTCGCGTTTGGCTTCGATTTCAGCCGATTCGCGCAACATACGCTGATGATGGCGCTGTGCAATGGTCAATACACGATGACCAAGGGTAGTGTGATTGGTTACGCTTTTCGAAGTAAGAAAAGCAAGATGCATGTTTGTAACGTGCATGGTAAGCCCCTAATTAAAGGTCGTGGTAACAAGGTGCTGTACGTAAGCCTGTACAAGCAGAGCGTAATAGGTCGTTTGACCTAGGATAGCGGTGTACATGATTATTTGCCCCCTTGAAAGCAGGCCACAATGAACCACACAACCAAAGCACCGGTAAAGAATGCGTACATAACAATCCCCTAATTACCTTGGCAATCTGGCCATCGTCAGAGCACGCCTAACGTGCTGAACACCTCACGGTGTTTTCGGCCTGAATTTAAACCGGGCTTGCAGCTACTTGAGACGAAATGATCTCATAACCATTCATATGCAAACCCGTGGACAATTCCACGCGCTCTTCGGGAGACAACTCCTTAATCTCCTTCATAAACTCAACACCTGTCTGGCCGGTCTTCAAGCCAAAGAAGTCCTTCGATGCGGCTACGAACGTCATCTTTTTAATCATTTGAACTACTCCTAGTGTTGGTCATCATCAGAAGCGGCCTAACCGCTTGAACCCCCGGCCCTTACCCCTATACAAGCGTAAGGCGGTAGGGCTTACATAGGTTCCGGCGGTTCCTATGGCCTACCATGAGGGTTTTCGACCTGTTGTTACGCGTGCTGCTCTTCTTCAACAGCCTGCTCTTCGTCCGCTGTGACAACAGCTTGAACGAGCGCGACCTGTTCAACCGTCGGTGCGGCCGGTTCGATGTGCAGGTGATCGAACAAGGCGAAGCCGAGCGTAATCAAATCTTCTTCGTCAAGCGTGCCCACCAGCTTGTCAAGCGCGGCTTTGACCTTGTGGACCTTGGCATCCAGCACAGCCTGACTGATGCGCGCCTCTGCAAGGCCAGCGATGCGCGTGTTATAGGCTAGCAGGTTTTCACCGTGGTTACGCGGGGTTGCAACCATGATTTCGGTCAGAATGTCTTTTTCGACCTTCTGTTCCTTTGCCATGCGGCGTTTGTCTTTCTCTGCGTCGCTCAGGTCTTTCACGCCTTGCCAATTGATACCAGCACTTACTAGTGCTCGTTTCGCCAGCACGCGCATATCTTGGTAGCCGGTTCGCTCAGTGTAACCAACCGCGTCAAGCTGCGGCTTTGCGAACTTCAGAGCGCCGAACGCCTGTTGCAGAATCGTGCGGGCATTCATCGCGCTTTGGGTCTTCGGACCCCGGAATTGCTTTCCATCCGGGCCTTTTTCGGGAACGCCGTTCAGCTTGTCGACGGCCTTTGCACAATCGACCATCTCGTTCGTAACTTTCTTGAACGATGCGGTATCAATCGCGGTAATCGCGTTACGCACAACCGTCATCTTAGTGATTTGCTCGTCAGAGCTAACGACGAAGTTATCGAACAGCCATTGCCCGGTCAATTGGGTTTGTTGGGTCGATTGGGCAGCGCCCATCGGTTCGAGCTTTCCTTCTGCTACTGCTGCGGTTCCGGATACGGTAGACATGGTAATAACTCCACAAAATGTAGGTGGGAACATGATTGCTCCCTTGCCTACCTACAGATTAGGTCATATTTGACCCAGATACAAGTACTAAGGTGATTACTTTGTAACAGAGCCCGGGTAGCTGTTGCATAAATACAACATATATTGGGGACATGTAACTATTATAGACCTTTGTTCTAGGGCCAGATCAACTAAGTTGTAACAAGATGTAACAGACGATAGTTTATGCCTATCAATAAAAAAAGCCGATAGTTAAAAGCTATCGGCCTATAAAATACTCAGGTTAGTACTATTTCATTACATGGGATGCCAACTATTGCCCAGATATTCCCAGAAAACCACGCGGAATCCGGATTTTTGAGATAGCAAAAACTTGGAGTATTCGGCAGGGTCCACAATGTAGCCCAACAGCGTGCCGCGTGCGTTACACAGAGCCCAATAACGATATTGCCCGGTTTGACGCGCTACCTCACGAGCCTTTGCCTCTGTAGTAAGAAAAGTAAACATATCAATAACTCCCGGAGATTAAGCGTACTGCAATTAGGCGCAAGGCAGCGCCATCTTTCCGTTTCATTTCCAGATACATGTTGCGTAATAACAACAGGCGTTGAGCGAGTTCACTCATTCTTGTAACCCGGTTTGACCAGCGAAGTACACAGCGTGACTTTATAACCATCATCCTTCGGATACTCCTCTTTCCACTGCTTGAACCACGTTTCGGCTTCTTGTTTGACGGTTGTAACAACCTCTTCGTCATACTCACCGTATGAATCTTTGACCAAGACCTGATACCAAGTAACGTTAGACATAATGGTAAACCCCTATAAGAGAACAGAGAACAATTACAGAATAGGAGACATTTACCAGGGATGATATTAGTACAAACCCTACGTTCCCTTCAGGAACTCACTAAACCATCAAGTAATAACGTTATTACCCCACTTACTGCTAAACAGGTTTGGTCGCGATCACAATCGCTCTAAACGCCTTATGACGGGTTAGTAAGCCAGACTGGTAGGTATGTATAGGGAAGACGGTTTGACGCCTGTGTAGAGCGTTTTGGTAGGTAATAGAGCTATTGCTATCAACCTGGGGGACAGTGTGTATGTGATTGAATGTAAAGAACTGTGATAGAACCAACTTCATTATTAATTCATAAGAGCACAGATAAGAACCATTATTATTTAAAATACATGTTCTCTAAGTTAAAACGACCTTCTAAGAATCTTTGACGGCATGGGGGGAAACATTCTTGGATGGAAAAGCTCGAAAGGCAGGATAATACGCTGCTATGTATTTTCTGGAGGGAGGGGTGTTTCTTATTTATATTTATTTATTTTAAAACCAGCTCGGCGGTGAAGCATACCTCGCAGCCCCTCCAGGGGCAACACTGTAGTACACAGCTTTAGCTGTAGTCCTCTAAGTTCAGGTAAACCTTCACTAAGAGGAATAAAACAAACCCATGCAAACAAGAAAGAAAAAAGAAGTTTTTCAACTTCTTAAAAAGAAAGAAGTATTAATTATAACACAGAATAGAAGCTTTGTCAAGCTCTAGTACTAAGCTTATTACTTTATTTGTTGTTTTTGTATCTTTTACTTGACAAAACGATTAAACTATGGTAAGATGGTTGCTAGATGCTGATAGTTGTATCACAATTTGATGTATCTGTCAAGGGAGGTGATCCCTTATCTCGTCCCTATCCTGGGTAAGACGTTAAAAGTGCCCCAGGGCCTACTCCAAGAGGATCCCTTTGAATATCTACAAACCTACTCGGCGTCGTGCTCTAAGTGCTCGAAAGAGTCGGTGGGCAGACAGCCAAAAGATCGAAGCAGTTACCACCTACATGATACTGGGCAATTTAAAGCTCGTATCAGGCGCTCTAAGCGTTCCGTATGACACCCTCAAGGTGTGGAAGGCAAGTGAGTGGTGGAAGACGATGGAGAGCGATCTACGCGTTCAGGAAGACCTCCAGCTATCCAACCGTCTGAAGAAGATCATTGCCAACAGCTATGATGCTGTTGAAGACCGCCTAGCTAATGGTGACTTCATGTTTGACCAGAAAACTGGTGAAATGCGAAGAAAGCCAGTAAACATGCGAGATGCTCACAAAGTTGCAGTTGATCTTTCTGATCGACGTGATGTAATGCTTGAACGCCACATTGCTGGTGAATCTGTAACCAACGACAAAATTGAAGCAACTCTTCGTAATCTGGCAGAACAATTTGCCCAGATTGCCAACCAAACAAAAAAACCATCGGTTGAAGTCACTGATGTAATCTTCGGAGAAGACTCCCAAAATGCCAAGGACAAACCCTGATGGGACCAGAGACTACACCTACGATACCAAGTATGAATCTACTAGCGCCCATAGGCGCGAGCGATCTGAGCGAACCCTCGCCCGACGGGAGTTGGCGAAGGAAGGAAAGGTTTCGGTTGGCGACGGCCAAGATGTTGACCATATCCGCCCGTTATCTAAAGGTGGTACTAACGCCTGGAGTAATTTACGGGTCGAGTCCGCCCATGATAACCGATCGTTTGAACGCAACTCAGACTCGTCACTGAAGCGTAACGTGAGCCCAACCAAAGGTAAGAAATGAAGGTCACAAGAGACGTTGTAGCTGGTTTTGTTGGCTCCGTCCTTGCTCCTACCTTTGAAGATTCGTGTGCTTCACCAGAGTTTCACCAGGAGGTTTGGGATCTATGTTGCAGCGAGAACAAGTTTGTTGCTATTGCGGCCCCACGGGGACATGCGAAATCAACCGCTGTTACGCTTGGGTACGGGCTAGCTACCCTGCTGTTCAGAGAGCGGAAGTTTATGCTGCTTGTCTCCGATACCGAAGCACAGGCGAGCCTTTTCCTAGGGAATATCAAGAACGCGCTTCAAGACAACTCCCAGTTGATTGAATTGTTCGGATTAAAGAAGAACCCTGCTGGCCAAGTCCAGTTTATAAAAGACAGCGAAACTGACATCATTGTAGAATTTGATGACGGACACAAGTTCCGGATAATCGCAAAGGGATCAGAACAAAAACTCCGTGGTTTGCTGTGGAACAACAGCCGCCCTGATATCATTATCGGGGATGACATGGAAAACGACGAACTTGTCATGAACAAGGAGCGTCGTGCCAAGTTTAAGAAGTGGGTTACGAATGCTCTGTTACCGTGTAGAAGCGACCAGGGCATTGTCCGTTTTGTGGGAACTATCCTCCACATGGACTCGATGCTGGAAGGTCTGATGCCCAAACCCTATGCTAAATCCACTGTAACAGAACCGCTCAAGCAGTACAGTACAGATCGTAGGATGTGGAGGTCGATCAAGTATCGTGCCCACACAGATGACTGGAAGCAGCTTCTCTGGCCTCAGAAGAAGTCTGTGAAGGAATTCAAGATGCTCAAGCAGCAAGCCTTTGAAATGGGGTTAGCTGATGGCTATAGTCAGGAATATCTTAATATCCCAATCGACGAGTCCAGCACCTACTTCCGTCGTGCCGACTTTCTGGCCATGCGAGAAGAAGATTATAAGAAGCCTGTTCGATACTACATAGCTGTTGACTTAGCTATCTCAGACAAAGAGACAGCCGACTACAGCGTCTTTGTTATCGCAGGAGTGGATGAAGATAAACGACTCCAAGTCCGCAACGTTATCCGAGAGCGCATGGACGGTCGAGAGATCGTTGACACACTGTTGATGCTTCAGAAGCTTTACGATCCTGAGTGTATTGGGATTGAAGAGATGCAAGTCTCCAAGGCCATTGGTCCGTTCCTTCGGGAAGAGATGCAGAGGAATAACAACTACATCAACCTTTATCCCCTTAAACACGGTGGTAAAGACAAGATTACCAGAGCCAGATCCATCCAAGCACGTATGCGTGCCCAAGGATGTAAGTTTGATAAACAGGGTGACTGGTATCAGACCTTCGAAGATGAGCTGATGCGCTTCCCTCGGGATAAGCATGACGACCAAGTTGACGGATTCTCTTACCTTGGTTTGATGCTGGATGTGGTAATTGAAGCCCCCACCAAAGAAGATCTCGAAGAAGAAGAATATCAGATCGAGTATGAAAGCTCTGGTCTCAGTGATGAAGGCAGGAATGCAACTACTGGATATTAACTATGCCGATTAACAACACCCCTCAGGGGGCTATGCAGAATATGGCCGCCGGAAGTCAAGGGGGTCAGGGAGTTGATCCCAACAATGATCCTTATCAGTTGGCAGATGTGGCCCAACAAGCTGGTGCTCAACAGCAACAGATGAACGCCCAACCAGCTCCTCCGCCCCAACCAGATATTCCTCACCCAGACACTCAGAAACCGTCTGATCGTCTGCGCAAGTACATTGAGTCGGTCAACATTGCAGATCATCTCGAAGAGGATGAACTACGCAAGATTGCCTATGACTGTGCTGAAGGGTTTGAGGTTGACCTCCAGTCCCGCATCGAGTGGGAACGAAAAGTCGATGAGTGGGTGAAGCTGGCCTCTCAGGTCCAAGAACAAAAAGCATATCCTTGGCCTAAAGCCTCGAATATCAAGTATCCTCTGCTTTCTACCGCAGCTATGCAGTTCGCTGCGAGGGCCTACCCTACCTTGGTTCCTTCTGATGGTATGATTGTCCAGGGTCAGGTGATTGGTAAGGATCCTGATGACACGAAGCAGGACCAAGCAGAACGTATTGCAACCTACATGTCATACGACATTATGCACAACATGATTGGTTGGGAAGAAGGGATGGATAAACTTCTGATCCAACTGCCTCTAGTCGGCACGATGTTTAAAAAGACGTACTGGGACTCAGTAAAGAAGAAGAATTGTAGTCATGTATTGCTGCCAAAGCACGTAGTTGTGAACTACTGGGCAACTGATATGTGTAGTGCTGAGCGCATCTCTGAAATCATCCCAATGACCAAGAGGGCCATTAAACAGCGTCAGATGGGTAAGTTGTTCTGTAAGGATGTAGATCTAGGTGCGCCCCCAAGCGTGCCCTTTGATGCCCATCCTAAGCAGTCTATGTGGATGCCAGCAAATGATGACACAACTCCTTATGAGATTATTGAACAGCATTGTTATTATGACCTTGATGATGACGGTTATTCAGAACCGTACATTGTTACGTTCCATCGTCAAACCCGTAAAATTCTAAGAATCACGGCACGGTATGATGAACAAACTATGTTTTTTAATGACGATGGTACTTTGGCTAGTATTGAGCCTATACATTATTTTACTAAGTTTGGGTTCATACCTAGCCCCGATGGTGGGTTTTATGACATTGGCTTTGGCATGCTTCTTGGCCCAATTAATGAATCGGTTAATACCCTAATCAACCAACTGACTGATGCTGGTACTTTGAACAATCTTCAGTCTGGATTTATTGGAAAGGGCTTGCGCTTGCGCATGGGCGATCATCGCTTCATGCCTGGGGAGTGGAAGGCAGTTAATGCTGTTGGAGATGACTTGAAGAAACAGATCTTCCCTCTCCCGACTAAAGAACCTAGCGCCGTCCTGTTTCAGTTGATGGGAACCCTTATTACTTCTGGTAAAGAGTTGGCCTCTGTGGCCGACATTTTCACTGGTAAGATGCCCGGCCAAAACACCCCAGCTACCACTACAATGGCTACGGTGGAGCAAGGTATGAAAGTATTTACGGCCATCTACAAGAGAATCTACCGTGCTTTGAATGAGGAATTCTGTAAGTTGTTCAAGTTGAACGCTACTTACCTAGATCCCCAGACCTACAGTGCAGTAGTTAATGAGCAGATTGGCCCAGATGACTTTGATGAAAAGACCTATCGTGTAGTCCCTGCCGCTGACCCGAACGCAACTAGCGCCTCGGAAAAGCTTCAGAAAGCACAAGGCTTATTGGAACTGTTGCCCATTGGTGTGCTGGATCCAATCCAAGTCATTACCCGTGTGTTGAAGGCACAAGATCAGCCGAACTACCAGCAGTTGTTTAATCAGCAGGTACAGCAGACTGGGCAAATGCCTCCGCCTCCCCCGGATCCCAAGGTTCAGGAACTTCAGATGAAGTCGCAGGCGCAGCAACAGGAGATTCAACTCAAAGCCCAAGCACAACAGCAATCCATGCAATTGGATCAGCAGTCTGCTCAGGCTAAGATGGAAAATGACAAAGCGGTAGCTGCACAGAAAATGCAGATTGCCGCACAAGAAGCTAACCTCAACGCAGCAGTTGAACTTCATACTACCAGGGCTAAGATGGCCCAGGATCAGATGGCCAACCACCAGCAGATTCAGCAAAGCGCTGAAACTCATCAAGAGACTATTCGACAGAGTGAAGAGTCCCACAAGGCCAAAGTTCAGCAAACTAAGGAGATGGCAAAATCAGCGCAACCCAATCGTTCTCAGACTGGAAAAACCAAGAGATAAGTCTTGCTGTTTTTCAATACCTAAAGCAGGTGCGCTCCACTTCAATGGAGTATTTAGAGTTTAATGCGGGGAAAGACTCGTTACAGGATCGTTATTTGACTGGTCTTCTTGCTGGCATTAATTCAGTGTTGAACATCCAATTAGCGGATATTGTAGACGAGGAACCTCAAGATGAGCATTAAAGCAGTCATTCATCGACTTATAGTTAAGCCGGTAAAGATTGAAGAATATGATGAAGTGACCGCCCGTATGAAGGCGGCAGGATTTGAAATTGCAAAGACTGAGGAAACCAAATATCTGCACACCCAGATCGATCAAGGTACAATCCTAGACATTGGCCCCACAGCATTCCTGGACTATGTGAAGAAACACAATCTAGCAATTCCAGTCAAGGTAGGTGATCTAGTTACCTACGCTCGACACAGTGGCAAGACAGTGAAAGATCCGAGTACCGAAGAAGATGTTGTCATTCTCAATGACGAAGACATTCTCTGCTACTACGAAAATCAAGGGGAGTAACCAAAGATGGCTGACGCAAATACGGAAGTAGGAACAGTTGTACCTGGGGAAGCAGTTGAACTTAGTCCTGTTCAACAAGAAGCAGTTGCCCAAGGGTGGGTTCCGAAAGAAGAATATGATGGTGATGAAGAACGGTGGGTAGATGCAGGTGAGTTTATCCGTCGTGGCGAGTTGTTCAAGAAGATTGAATCCCAATCTAAAGAACTTAAAGATGTTAAGAAGGCTTTGAATGAGCTTGCTAAACACAACTCCAAAGTTCGAGAAGTTGAGTATCAACGTGCAGTAGAAGCACTTAAAGCCCAGAAAAAGACAGCTTTGTCCGAGGGCGACGCAGAGCGTGTTGTAGAGATTGATGATAGACTTGATCTCGTAAAAGACCAACAGAAACAGCTTCAAGCACAACAGATTCAAGAAGCAAATCAAGTTATTGAACAAACAATGCATCCGGAACTTCAGAACTGGGTGTCTAAGAATAGCTGGTATGAGAACAACCGTGCAATGCATGCCTGGGCAGATGCCCGTGGAGTGGAATTAGCTCAGGAAGGTCTTGGTGCCCGTGAAGTTCTTAAGACCCTGGAAAAAGAAGTCAAGGAACGATTTAAAGAAAAGTTCTCCAATCCTAATCGTGAACGAGCTACTGCTGTCGAGGGTAATCTTCCTCGGGGTAAAGTTGCTGGTAGTGATTACGAATTGTCAGACGTCGAGAAGACAGTTATGAAAACCTTGGTAGATGGCGGTCACATCACCAAAGAAGAGTACATTAAACAGTTGAAGGCCGTTAAGGGCTGATCCTAGAGGATAACAATTATGAACCGCAAAACCGCAAATCAAGAACAAGACGTCGAGGCAACGAGTGTACGCCCAGTTCGAGTCCCTGTTGGAACTCGTCCCAGAATGTCCGTAGTAGGCAAGAACCCGAATTTTGAATATCGTTGGGTGAATGACTATCCTGGACGTATTGCAGATTTTAAACGAGGTGGATGGGAAGTCTGTACGAACGAAGAAGTCGACACCGGTAATTTCCGAGTTGAAGAAGGCGGGTCTCCCGGCTCTTTGGCCTGTCAAGTTGTCAATGGTGGAGATGGTACAAAAGCTTATGTGATGAAGATCCACAAAGATCTTTATGATGAAGATCAGAAAGCACAAGAGCAGGAAGTTCGTCGCACAGAAGAAACCCTGACGCCTAATACTAATGATGGCGAATATGGCTCAGTTGTTATCGACCGATCAGGTCGTAAGTAAAGTGGCTATGTTGGCCATTAAATTTTAAACTTTTGGAGAAAATCTAAATGGCTAACGTAAGTCGTGTACAGGGTTTGCGCCCTGTCCGTCACCTTGACGGCTCGCCCTGGAATGGGCAACTCACTAAGTATTTCATCGCTGCGAGCAATGCTGTCGCTCTCTTTAATGGCGACTTGGTGACCCTTGATTCAACCACCGACGCTGCTGGTGTTCCTGGTATCCGTAAATTCGTTATTGGTACTGATGCTGCTGCTGTTGGTGTTGTTGTTGGCTTTGCAATCAATCCTTTGAACTTGAACAGCCCGCAATATCGTGCTGCATCTACCGCTACGTATGTGTATGTGGCAGATGCTCCTGATACCTTGTATGAAGTCCAATCTCAAATCACGATTACCGACTTTAACCAAAATGCCGTATTGACCGACGCAGGTGGGTCCACGGTTACTGGTCAGTCTGGTGAGAGTATTTCCGCAGTTAATACTACGGCAACTTCGATTTTGAAGTTGATGGGTGCTTCGGTAAAGGTAGACAATGACATTACTTCGGTAAATGCCAAAGTCTTGGTTATGATCAATAACCATCAATTTAGCGGTGGCACCGGCACTGCTGGCGTCTAAGGTTAAAGGAGATATAAAATGGCTGGTATTATCAATAGCTCAAGCTTTGCCAAGGCTCTTTGGCCTGGTGTAAATGCTTGGTACGGTAAATCGTACGACGAGTATCCTGTAGAGTGGGATCAGTTGTTCGAGAAGTTCACATCGCGCAAGCAGTATGAAGAAGATGTTGGTATCTCGTCTTTTGGTCTTGCCAACGTTAAGCCGGAAGGTAATCCGATTCAATATGACTCGGAGAATCAAACCTTCACGACTCGTTATACTCACATCGTCTATGCTCTTGGGTTTATCATCACCCGAGAAATCATGGAAGATGACCAGTATGATGTAGTTGGTCAGCGTAAAGCACAAGGTCTTGCTTTCTCGATTCGTCAGACCAAAGAAGTGGTTGGTGCAAACGTCTATAACCGCGCCTTCAATAGCTCGTATATTGGTGGTGATAACGTGTCGATGATTAATGCAGCACACCCCAACTTTGCTGGCGGTACGTTCTCTAACCAGATCGGCACGGCCGCTGACTTGTCGGAAGCTGCTCTTGAGCAGGCATGCATCGACATTGCCAACTTCACGAATGATCGTGGTTTGCGTATCGCAGTTCGTCCGCAAAGCTTGATCCTTCCGATTCAGTTGGAATTCGAAGCTGAGCGGATCTTGAAGACGGAACGACGGGTTGGTACTGATAACAACGATCTTAATGCGTTGAAGCAGACTGGGCGTTTCCCCAAGGGCATTGTTCTTAATCACTACCTGACGAACCCGCTGTCGTGGTTTATTCGTACCGATGTGAAGAATGGTCTGAAGATGTTTGAACGGCGTGGTGATGAGTTCGAAATGGATAATGATTTCGACACTGAGAATGCCCGCTTCAAAGCAACCTCGCGTTATTCGTTTGGTTGGACTGATCCGCGCTGCATCTACGGCTCGGCTGGCGTCTAATAATCGCACCCCCTTTTGGGGGTGCTCCTTTGGAGAATAATTATGGGTTATAAGCAACAAGATATTGTTCCGCTGAATGCGGCCTATCCTGATGCATTGAATCCCGTCCGCAAAGAATACGCCATTGTTCCGTTTCAGGTACTTCGCACTGATACTGGTGCAACGATTAAAAAGGCTGTTCTTCCCGCTGACGCTACGATTCTCGGTATCCGTATGTACATTCAAACTGCATCTAATGCAGGTACTACGGCCACCGTTACGCTGACTGGTCAGGGTGTTGGTCCCACTGGTGCAACATTCGCTTTTGGTACGTTCAGTGTTTTGACGACGGGCACTAGTCTGTTGAACACAACGGTTAACACTGTAACTGGTGTTTTCAATCTGGAGCGTCCTCCGGCAGTACAAACTTCTGGGGATATTTATATCTATGCCCAGTATGCTGAAACCGGTACTGCATCGACTGCGGGTGGTCCATTCTACTTCGTTGTAGAATACACTCGATAATTGAGGGGGCTTCGGCCCCTTCCTTTTCTTACTTTATCTAGGACATACCATGCGCCGCGTAATACAAGCAATTACTGGTATCGCCAACGGCGCTACCGTTCCTGTAGATTCTCGTTCCACAAACTTCGGCATCGGTTTCGGTGTTGTTATTAGTGGGACTATTACCTACACTGTGCAGCACACGTTTGATGATATTTATAATCCCGCTGTAACTCCAACATGGTTTAACAATGCGTATGCAGTAGCCCAAACTGCTAATATCGACGGCAATTATGCCTTCCCTGTTGCGGCTATTCGCCTTATCACCACAGCCGGAACTGGTACAGCCACTATGACAGCTCTGTTTAACGCAGGTCAAGGTTAACATGGCAGTGACAACTACTCCGTCGGTGTCTTATCCGACTCATACATCTAAAGGTACTGGGGTAACGCAAGTACCCAGTGTCTCCATATTTAGTACAGTTTCAGCAGACCAGCTCCTCCTGCTTACGGGCGGAAATCTGCTTCTAATGTCTGGTGGTGATTGGATGCAGGTACAATAACATGGGCGACTATTATGGCCACTAATCAAAACGTAACACAACTGACGGCACAGGCTACCTACGACACCACCTCATTGTTCTACGCAGTGGGTGCTTCTGGTACAACTGATACCAAACTTCCTGGGACGGTGCTTCTAACGAACACGGCCCTCACGGGTGTTCCTACGGCCCCCACAGCGGCTACGGCAACCAACACAACTCAGATTGCCTCGACAGCATATGTCCAAACTAACCTGGGCAGTTATCTTACCTCAGCAATTGCTGCAACCACCTACGCTCCATTGGCCTCCCCCACATTCACCGGGACGGTAACAATCCCGACCGGGGCCTCTATTTCTGGCTACGCTCCCTTAGCTAGCCCCACATTTACCGGATCTCCTGTAGTTCCTGGGTATCTTACTACAGCGGCAGCAGGCTCGACATATGCCCCGCTAGCATCGCCCACTTTTACTGGGACTGTTGTTATTCCGACTGTTACCATCAGTGGTGGCACTGTGAATAGTGCTACGATTGGTGCCACAACGGCGGCTAGTGGCAAGTTCACTACACTACAAGCAACCAGCACAATAACCCCATCAACTACTTCTGGTGTGGTTGGGACTACTTTGGCGGATAATGCCAATGCTGGAAGTATTGGAGAATTCTTGTCCAATTCGACTACAGGCACCGGCATTACATCTGGAAATACGGTCAATGCCACCAGCCTCTCTTTGACGGCTGGTGATTGGGATGTGTGGGGTCAGGCGTTGTTTATCCCCACAGCCGGGAGTATTGTTGTGGGATTAAATGCAGGACTGGGTACTGTTAGTGCAACATTACCGTCCCCGCCCGCAGCAATAGAGCTTGGGATCACACTAGCGACTGGTGCGGCAGGAACTACCGGGCTTAACGTCACAGGGACTAGATTCAACGTATCAACAACTACCACTGTCTTTCTAACTGCTGAGGCTAACAGTGTCACAGTTGCTTCTGCTTCGGTAAATGGGTATATCTTTGCCCGTCGTAGGCGTTAACTATGGCCCGTAATTATTTTAAATCGGGTGAGTGGAATGTTTATTGCATGGTGTGCAATAGAAAGGTTAAGGCCAGCCAAATTTTAAAGCGGTGGGATGGGTTGTTAGTTTGTCAGGATGATTACGAAAATCGTCATCCGATGGATTTTCTCCGGGCTAGACAAGAGCGGATATCTGTTCCCTTCACTAGCGACACCTCTTTCGATCTGTTCGATGGCCCCACCTATCCGGTGTATCCATTCTGTACACAAGAGGGCTCTAGTGGGGTTGCTGGATTTGCTGTAGCGGGTTGTGCTAGACCAGGACTGGGCTTTCCCAATGGACTGCCCGTAACTCAACCAGAAATTCCTGATGAACCAACCACGATTCCTATCGCACTGATGTCTGGAGCCACCCTGCTCTTAGTATCTGGCGGTACTTTAAACTCAATGAATCTATGAATGATATCAATGAACGTATCGCAATACTAGAAGAGCGCTCTGATCGTCATGAGCTTTCTGACAGCGAGATTCTAAAAGAAGTAAAAGCAATCCGCGCCGACATTAATCGATACAAGGGATTTCTAGGAGCTATCTGGTTCTGTGTCTCTTGTGTCGGTATCTTTTTCAGCGCATTTAAATTCTTCCATAAAGGTTAAAGATCATGGCTTTTGGACTTGACGACATCATCGGGGCTGGTTTAGAAATTATCAACAAGTTCATTCCCGATCCCGCTGCTAAAGCACAAGCTGCCTACCAAATGGCACAGCTTCAGCAACAAGAACAATTCAAAGAGTTGGATGTGCAGATTCAAACCATCCAAGCTCAGACGGATTCCAATAAGGCTGAAGCAGCCAGCACCAGTGTATTCGTGTCCGGTTGGCGTCCCTTTATCGGTTGGATTTGCGGCGCAGGTTGTGGCTGGAACTGGATTGGACTGCCTGTTGCTACCTTTGCCTCTACAGCCTTCGGCTACCCTATTCATGTGGCTCCTGCGGATATCTCCCAGATGCTGCCACTGTTGATGGGAATGCTTGGTCTTGGTGCAATGAGAACTGTTGAAAAACTGAACGGCATCAACGCAGGACAATAATCAATGGCAATTAACATGACGTTCACGGATTACAATACGATAATCCCCTCAGATTGGTTGAACAATGTAAACACGGCCGTCAACACAACGCTCCCAGGAATCCCCGCCCAACTAGCGGTACTGACAGCCAAGGCAGTTATTAGTCTAACTGACTATGGTTGTAAATGCAATGGAACTACTAATGATACCACGGCCGTTTTGGCAGCTATTACAGCGATTGGTAGTTCCAAGGTAACTTTGGTAGTTCCTGGACCCACTCTAATCAGTGGCAACGTCACCTTCGCACCCAACACCATTTTGTCTATTCCTCACCAAGGTGGGTTTGTTGGAGTTGCAGGCACCGAACAAGTATACGCCCAAGCCCAGATTGATGCTGGGGCATATCAAATCTTTACCAATTGTGCTCCTCTGACATCTATCGCTCAGTTTATATATCCGGAGTGGTTTGGGGCAGCAGTTGGTGGCACAGACACAGTTAATTTGGCAGCCTTCCAAGCTGCAAGTAACTATCTCCAATTTACCGGGGGCACCATACAGGCGGGATTTGGCATCTATCCAATATCTGCCAACTTTAACATTGGAACGCAAACTGGTAGCGTGGGACAAAATATCAGATTCCAGGGCCGTGGCGAAAATATTACAACCTTTAACCTGACAAATGCAAATAATGGATTTTTGCAGGTTCTTGGGGCTAGTGCCTCTACATTGCAGGGGATTAACCTTAAAGATTTTTCTATAACTAAGACTCCAGCCCCCACAGGGGGAGTGGGGATTTTCCTTCAATACACAGCTCTAGCCAAACTATCTAATATCCATGTCTCTGGAATGCTTCAGGGAATTGGGTTGTTGGGGGCCGGTAACACCATTTTAGATGATATTCTGGTCAACATCACCGGATCTGCCAACAATTGTGATGGGTATGATATTAATGGTGGTGGGGCTAATGTTGGGGGCAATGCCAGCTCTGTATTTAATCGGTGTTATGTGGATGCTTCTCAATCCACAGGTACTGGTCATATTGGCTTTAAGTCATACGGCGCTTATGTTTCAGATCTCCAATTTATCGCCTGTGAGACAGCAGATGCTCCTTCGGGGTACTACTTCGACATGACCGCCTCCGCCAATGCGGGGAATGAGGATGTTCAGTTGATTAATTGTCGAGCAGACAGTGTGTCTGTCAATGCTGTGTTCGTCAATGGTGCAGGTAGTGTTGGTTCTGCTGACTCCATGGTTTCTATCATTGGAGGGTGGTTCAACTGCAAATCTATCCTTGCCGAAGTTGATCTTCTTTTCTTTAATAACTGCCGTGGTATTTCAATATCTGGGGGAACTCAGCTCTATGCCGCAGCCGGAGCAGCTTTCGCCACTCATGTGAAGTTGGCAAACTGCAACAATATCACAATCTCGAATGACACTATCTTCAGTGAAATGAAGTATGGGGTATACATGACCAGTTGTGGCTACAGTCAGATTGGTGGTCGTTTTTATAGTAGTGCGGGCACACCAGCTACTAACTTTGTAGTGGGCTCAGCTTGCGCTCGCGTACTGGTCACATCTTCTACATTTGATGGCTTCTGTGCTGGTAATGTAGTTAATTTCGATAGTTCGTCGGTAGGGTGTGGAATTCTTACCTCTACCCTGAATGCCGCTACTTTGACTAATACCCCCCGAATACTGAACTCCTCAGCGAGTCCTATTGGCAGTTCAGATGGCTCAACAGGTTTAAACAGCGGAGTTTAATTATGGCAATATCTGGTGATGCAAGTTGGAACATGACACGGGATGCCATCATCAATGCTGCCTTTCGTAAGATTGGTGTGTCGGTTGATGGTGCCACAGCGTCCTCGACTCAGCTAGTTAATGCCCAAGAAGCTCTGAACAATGTGGTATTTTCTCTCTATGCTCAGGGCATGCCTGTGTGGGCCATGACCACCACTTCCTTTACCCCGGTGTTAGGTCAGGTGGCATATCCCGTGGGTCTTGGACTGGGCGTGGGTAACTTGAATATTCAGGCACCCCTGAAGATCGTGCAGGCATTCAGCCGGGATAATATCAGCAACACCGATATCCCAATGAACATCTATACCCAGTATAACTATAATCTGCTGAGTACAAAGATCAATGAGGGATATCCTGTACACCTTTGGTATCAGCCGTTAAATCAAGCCGGGACTATCACAATTTGGCCAGCGCCGGACCAATACACGGCAACTAATCGCTCGATCTATTTTGTGTATCAACGGGCATTTGACCAGTTTGATGCTGGGACAGATACTCCGGACTTTCCTCAGGTTTGGCTTGAGCCTTTGATTTATTCCCTGGCTCACCGACTCTCTCCGGAATTCGGCTTGCCTTTATCGGAACAGGATAAACTTAATGAGACGGCTTCCAGCCTAGTGACTAATGCACTCAGCTTTGGCACGGAAGAGGGCAGTTTCTTCATTCAACCTGATTGGGTTGTTATGGGCATGGGGGGAGGTAATCCAATATAATGGCCACGAACCCATATTTCACACAATATCACACCCAGAGATTTTCCTTTATTGGGTCTCCTCAGCAGCGCGACGGTACATTTCTAAAGGATCAGCGATTCCTTAATATGTACCCAGAGTTGATTAAGAGTCCCATCAGTGATGGTAAAAAATACTACCTGAAGAAACGTCCTGGTCTGGTGGAGTTTCAGACACTCCCCGCAGGGACTGCTCAGGGGATTTTCTTCTGGAATAATAACTACTACACGGCAGTTGGTGGCATTCTATATGAGGGAACGACTCCTCTAATCACTTTGTCACAATCAACCAGCCCAATAGGATTTGCCGAATACAGAACTGATGCCCAAGATTCGTTGTTTATCTGTGATGGTATATCAGCGTGGAACTTTAATTTGGGAGTGGCTACTGAGATAACCGACCCAAACTTTCCAAATCCCCACATACCTAATCCAATATTTTTGGACGGTTATATTTTTCTAGCATCAACTGCTACCCAGACGATTCACAACAGCAACTTGGAAGATCCAACTACATGGCCATCCGATGGTTTCATTGATGCGGAAATGTATCCAGATAGCATTGTGGCTTTGACTAAGAACCTGAACTATCTAGTAGCTGTTGGTACTGCTTCGATTGAATTTTTGTATGACAATGCCAATGCCACAGGTTCCCCGCTACAGCGTAATGCTCCGGCGGTGTCCCA